GTGTTAATGTCGTAGGGCATATTTTTAAAACTTGTAGCCATAATTTATACTCTTGCTATTGTCCACCAGCTTGACGTTACAGTGTCCCAAACCAAGGTTTCAGCTGCCATTGGAAATATATCAATAGCCGCTGGAACATTATTAATTTTATTTACACCAGGACTTACACTAGCAGGATTAGCTCCTATTGTCCCTACAAAAGCAACTTTAAAACCACTTTTACTGGGTGTAGGTAAATTAAATACAGCAGGGTCAGCAAAAGTACTCATATCCGGTAAAATATAACCTTGATTGTCTCTAGTAACTTCTACTACTTGTCCAGAAACAAGAGATATATTTTCATAAATTATACCCCCTGCTCTAATTTCTGGTCCACTAGAAGTAGATGGAGCATACCCTAAAAAATAAGATAACTGTTCAATTTCAGAAAACGTATCACCTTCAGGTTTATACTGAGCATTAATTTGATTAATTACATCATTAACAGCTCTTACAATCTGTCTTTGATTTCCAACATTATATTGTTCGTTTGGATCTGGTACTCTAACTGTTATAGCCATTATCTTCTTCCATCCGGTTGAACATCAATACGCAAGGTTCCGTATCTCCACGTTTGACCTGCAGCATCATTTTGAATTTTAATACTTAAAAATCTACCACGTGCTCTTGTATCTACTTTTGTAGTAGTTGAGCTAACTGTAAACGGACTGTATGTTGAAGAAGAAGCTGAGTCAGCTGGATAGTTTTTTAAATTTAAATTTACTTTAACGTTCCCAGTTAATGTTTTAAAATCAGGTATAAATCTTCTTAATGCTAAAAAAACTTCTCCATTACCAAGTTCTGGACTTGTTATATCAAAATCAAAAGACTCTATATTAGATGTAATAGCTGTAACAGAAGCGTCTGCATTGACTTGATCAGTTCCTACTTCATGTTGAAATAAAGTAGAGTTTCCATAACCATTTGGTGCAGCTGTTTCTCCTATCACCGCTGGAAAAGCTCCATTAGTTGCAGGAGTAAAAGAAGTTCCAAAAGGTTTATTAAATACGTTTGCATCACTCCAAGAAGTTCTAGCAGTATTCCCTGTATACCAAACACCGCCAGGGACAGATTTAGATTCAGCAAAATTAAGCACTACATATCTATTATTATAGTTTGAAGCAGAAGCTGGATAATCCCATCTAACTTCTGTGTATAAATTATTAACACCTCCGTGTATTTGTTGTCCTTGAGTTAAATCTATGTCGTCATAAACATAATCTTCAACCATACAATCTAATGTTTTAACAGAACCGTCATAAGCAAAAAAACCTTTATCACTCATCCAATAAGCAACACCATCAACTTCTACAACAGCGTTTTGTCCTATTAATCCACAATTAGTTCCTATCTGTTCAAAACCAAAAACAAACGGAGCACCTATGTGTCTCATAATATATAATGCATTATCAGTCCAAATTAATATAGCTTCTTTGGATTTTATAGCTCCCATAATTTTAGTACCATCTTGAATTCTTTGCGAACCTGCTGAGTTACTTGCAGTAATTAAATAATTATTTATTTCTTCTTGAGAAGAAAATCTTACAAACATATTATCTTGTGTAGATGGTGTTCCAACAGTTGTTTCAGTTCCTAAGTGAATTAAATGACGTGTAGTAGGTGATACTAAAGTTAATCTTGATTGTGTAGGATTAGAAGTTGTTTCAAAACCTGCAGTGTCAATAGACGCTCGTGTCCCCAACGGGTTACCAGCGGCGGGGTTCCAGGTAAACGTTTTACCATTTAAAATTGTTGCAACTAAAACTTGACCATAACTTGATAATGACCAAATTGCAGGAGGTGTGTTTACACCATTCGTACTAGCTGCTTGACCCCAATTATTTGATCCTCCCCATACACCAGTACTCCAACCAAAAGATAGTTGTTGTATTTGATTTCCAATTGTTTCTAAAGGAAAAACAGAACAGCTTCCACTTGGTCCTACATTACCAGAAGCGTTTGCTGTGGGTTGAACTATAAACTGTGTTGCTGATGTAATTGTTTTTACTTCATATAATTTATCTTCAAAATCTGAGTTTGAGTATCCTGTACCTCCAGGTAAATTTACATTTTCAAATTCAATTATATCTCCTACTGAAAGCCTGTTTGTTGAAGTAGTTGTAATTGTAACTGAATTAGAACCTGAAACAGTTGTAAAAGTACTTAATGAAAATTCATCTATTGTTGCTGGATAGCCACTTGTTCTGTAAGGTGTAATGTCATAAAAATTATCTTCAAAATAAATAAGTAAAAACTTATCCATTCCTATTGCTAAATATTTATTGCCATCATTACCTCTAAAAGGAAAAAGTTTTCTTGAAACTCCACTTAGTGTTGTAGAACCTAAAGCAGACCATCCCCCAACTTTTTCTGAAAGACCATACCTAAATCGTATATTATCTCCACCAACCCATCTTGCAACAGCGCCAACTTCACTATTTTGTTTGTCAAAACCTGGTTTTATTTTAAAAGTATTAAGGGGCATTAAAACTCCTAAACCTTATCTTTATAAGCCCAACCTCTAGTAGCGTTAAGAAAAACTAACGTAAAAGCAGAACCATTTGCAGAAACTGTTAAGTTAGAACCTGCACCGTTAATATTAGAACCATTTCTTCCTACTGTTAGATTATTAGTAGCAAAACTACCTAAGCCATCGATAATAGTAACTTCATCTCCAATTGAAGGAGATAAAGGTAATGTTAATGTAACAACACCTGAGGAAGTATCTACAATTACTTGATCACCAGAAGTTGCAGTATAAGCTGAACTTATTGAATAATAACCTTTTGTTAATAGACCTAAAGAAATATTTGTTCCATTAGAAAACACTTGAGCTGTTGCTCCCACAGGAATAATAACACCAGTTCCTGAAACTGTTTTAACAGTTAGTGAATAATGAGAAGATGATCTAGTTGTAGTGTCTTTTACTATAAAAACTCTTTCAGAAGAATCTGGCATAGTTACTACTCTGTTACCTGTTAAAGTACCAGTTAATTCAAAAAATATATTTTTACCATTTGCTGTCACACCATCAGTTAAGACTAAATTAACGTCTGCTCCACCTACAGCTAAAGATAAATATCCAGTAGATGCTTGTTCTAATATCTGTAAATTAGTATTAGTTATTGTTCCCCATTGACCGGCTTTTTCGCCTGTAGTCATTAGTTCTAGTTTAATATCGTTTGAGTATGATGATGCCATAATTTTCTTTTACCTTATTTTTTGTTTTTCTTCAATATTATTCAGACCTTGGAGTTGGTGAATTTAATCTAGTTCTAATTACACCATCTGTATATTCGTCTCTTCTTCTTCTACCTTGTTGCTCAATTGCGTAACTTGCTAGAGCTCTTTGGTAAGATTGTTCGTACAATTGTTGTAAATCTGCTGGACCTTTTAAATATCCATATGTTTCTGCAAGACATGCATATAAAATTAAATCTTCATAATTAACTGAGACATAACTTGTATTAGCATCTCCACCCGTTAAAGAAACTGGTTTTTTCTCATAAGCTATTGTTAACTCATATACTGCATTTGGTGTAGGAGCTAAAACAATTTGAGTAGCATCATAATTAGAATAATATTTAGGAATAGCTGTTCCTTGAGAAGGAGTATTATAAAACTCTGCCATAAAAGATACGTCTCTATAATCTAAAAAAACTTGTTCAGCAGGAGCTACGGAGTTATCCTTAACGTTAATGTATCTAATTAAAAGAGTATTGGTTGGAACTGTAACTAATCTATTCGCTGTAATTGTGCTTACAGTATCGTAAAATCTATTGGCGTCTGAATCACAATCTCTAAAAATTCTATTTTCTGCGTTTTTAGTTATAACAGCTAATATAGCATCAGTTAGAACAGTGTTATCCACTTCTGTATAACTTCTAATATTTGTTTTTAATTCTCCGTAATTCATACTATGGTTTCAATACTATTGGCCCTGCCGAGCATTGAAATCCTCCTCCCTGTGCTGTTGCTGCTACTACTCCCGCAGCTGTAAATGTAAAACTATTATACACTGTTTTTGTAGAAGGTACACCTGGATTTGGCACTACTGTTGGTACTAAAGTAATGCTAAATGAGCCATATATATTAGCTCCATTTTCGTGTGTACTTGCTGTTGTATTAGATGGTGTAACTCCTCTAAAAGGTGCTGCTGTTCCTCTTACGCAGTTTTGTAAAACTCCACCTATAATACCATTATAAAAAATAGTTTCGTTTTGAAATAATTTTGTAGTTGGATTAATTTTTTCTATCATAACATAACCTGTAGTAGGAAAATAAGTTAAATTAGTTACAGGTATTGTAGTTTGAGTTGCATTAATGGCTCCATTTAATGTACTAGCTAGTTGAATAGCACTAACTGGAACATCAGATACACCGCTTTTTATGTCTGAAAATCTTACATAATCTCCATTACTATAGTTTATATTCGGTGACCAAACACTAATAACAGCAGATCCTGCAGTTGAACTAAAAGGATTATCAGGTAAAATATCAAATGTAGGTGGTTCTGTTCTATCAGGTCTAGCGTTTTGTAAACCTTGTGGGTCACCTGGAGTGTTAATAGGATCTAATTGAGGTTGTTTTGGTTCATACTCTGATACATGAACAAAGGCTCCATTCCATTCTTTAACCATTTCTCTATATGGAAATTGCATCCCTGATCTGTCTGAAATTGCTAGGGCTCTACTACCTTTAGATAAATTAGTCATAGTTATATATTAGGGTAATATGTTCTCGGAGTTATAAACGTACTCGCTGGAGAACCGTCTTGTTGTAATGCTCTTAATAATTCTTCTTCGTACATGGCTTTTAATGGACCTATTCTTTCTGGTTGGTATTTTTGAGCTAAATAATAAGCTAGTCCTGCTACCATACAAGGTATAAATCTATAAGGTACATCTGCAGCATTAGTGTAAGCACCTGCATCTTCAATTCTTTTAGCATAATAATAATTAATAAAATTTCCAGCTTCTGTTGCACCTGGAGTTAAAAATAAAGTTATTGTTATCTTATCTATAAATCTTTGTACAAAATATTGTGTTGGAGTTCCTTTAGAAGTTTTAGATGCAAAAGATTGATACTCAGCTCTACCAACTTTTGTTAACGGAAAGTCTACACTTTGTGCATTTCTATATGACGCTTCCAATACATCTTCTACACCATAAATAGCTGTTGCATCTGAAGTTCCGTCAGAGGCTGATCTATACATTGTATAAACATTTTTACCATCAACTAATGTTAAATTATTATTTGCTATTTCCCAATAATGAAGACCTCTGTTGGCCCATTCTTGAAACATGATATTTAATGAAGTTCTAGCACTTTTTAATTGATAACCACTTACCCCACTCATGCCAATTCTTTCAAAAGATTCTTCTACTATATCAGATATAGAAAAACCTTTTCCAAAGGTTGCTGTTCCTGAGGTTGTGTTAGCCATTAGACTAAGCTCCTGTAATAGTTACAGTTGCGCTTCCGCTAGCTCCAGCTAAATTGTAAACAATTCCATTTGTAAATAATATTCCAGAACCCGGGACATAAACTTCTAGTCCTTCAGTTCCAAAATTATATGTTGCTTTTAAATTTCCTGCTGCCGCTGCTCCTGCCGTTGCTGCATCGTACAACAACAAAGTAGCACTTGCTATTCCTTTAGCTTGAATAGATGTAACTCTAGCTCTACCTGCTCTTGCAAGGGTATCAGCACCTATTGCAGCTAGGTTTAATGTTGTTTGATCACTTGAAAATGATGTCATATTTTTCTCCTATTTATTATTTAATACCAAATTTTTAAACTTCTCGCAACAACCATCCTTGTGTTGCATCTATATAAACTAACGTAAAAGCAGCTCTGTCTGTACTTACGACTAAATTAGAAGCAGCTCCTTGAATCTTATGACCGTTTCTATTAACAGTAATATTATTCGTTGCAGCCGTTCCAGCGTAATCTATTATAGCTACTTCATTACCTAAAGCAGCACTTGCCGGTAATGTTACTATAACCGCTCCTGAAGTTGTGTTTACAGGAAAACCTTTTCCTATAGTGGCTGTAAAGTCTGCAGTTTTTGCAGCAGACCATTCGTGAACTGATCCACCTGCTCCTGGTGCATCTTGGAATGTAGCTGAAGTTCCAGAGCCGTTGGAAGTTAATACCTGGCCGCTAGTACCCTCAGCAATGCCTCCTAAAGCACCTGAGTTATTAAACTGTACCTGTCCATTAGTTCCACCAACAGATCCTGTGGAATCAGTTGCCCACCCAAGATTTCCTGAGCCATCAGTTTTTAATATCTGATTAGCCGATCCATCCGTTGCAGGGAGATTCCATACGAGATTAGACGTAACTGTAGCGGGAGACGCGAAGCCTACATAATGCGTGTTATCCGCATCACCTAAACGAAGTTCTCCTTTTACTTTGCCTTTTCCGACTCTGACTGGTCCTGTAAATGTTGTTTTCATAGAGCTTCCATTTGGGACCTTACCAGCTCTAAGTTATAAAAGTATTTTATCTATAAAGTCTAGTAAAGCCCGTTATAACTTATTAATTACCGAAAGGTGTTACGATTGTTCCTGAACCTAATAGTAATGTGTTATGCACTAAATACGAATTTGTATCTATTGCAGTAACTTGTATAACGCTGCCAACTAAACCACCTTTAGTAGTTCCATTTAAGTCTATAGCATCATTAAGAGCAGCAGGGATAAAAGCTTTTTTAGCTCCATCATCTACCGCAACCATTGCTGCGCCTTTGAACTTATCTGTTCCGTCAGTTGTTATTTTAATAGCAGTTGCTAAAGTTTCTACATAAAAATAAAAACTTGCACCGATATTGTTTAGATTGTTGTAATCAGTATCTCCTGAAGTCTTTCCATTAGCGTTTACATTGATTGATGGTAAAGTAAATACACCATCTGCATCATTGCAAAGTAATATTCTTCCTGCATGAGATTTTACTGTTAGTGAAGTGTCAGCTGTTAAGCTAACAGTCATACCAGGACCTGTGTTTATAAAGCCATTTTTTGAAATGACCGGTCCCGAAAACGTTGTGTTTGCCATGTTATTTTCCTCCTAGTTATTTGAATACCGTCTCTAGGCCGTCGACTATACGCGTCGATATCCAATTTTATGTATAGTGAGATATTTATACATTATTTTTAACTAGAGTGCAAGAGAGCCTACAGTGTGGAGTGGATTTTTTCCAACAATGTAGCTTTTTGTTAAGTGGCTACAGAAACTTGGGGTGCAACTTCGTTAATCTTATTATCTAAATGGGCTTTTTTAGCTTCAGCCATTTTGATATGATTAATAAGCTCCTTAACTTTATGGTCTATTTTAACCATGTCTAAGGTATATCTACCTTGGTTAAGATGCTCCTGCTCCCATTTGAGATCCAGAACTTTCTTTTGCTTGTAAAGTTCCTTCAGATGGTTGTCTATCATCTTTTATAACTTCCTCATAAGTTATTCTATTCATCCGGTCACTATAAGAGTTTCCAAGATTTTCCCAAATTATACTTTTTTCTCCTAGTTTGTCAAGTATAGCTTTTTCGACTGATTCTGAGTTATCTTCTGCTTCTACAGTAAATGTAGTGTGGTGATTATATGCCCAGATATTTATGATAAGTTTTTTCATTTGTATTTTCCTTTCTAACATAAAAAAAGGGGCCATAAAAGGCCCCTTTTAAGATTTTTACGATTAAGACTTACGGTGTTCCTGTAGAACCAAAAATACCTCTAGGGTCTGAGAATCCAAAAGAATATCTCTCTCTAGCTTTGTATCTTACGTTTCCAG